CGTTGTCACAGAAGCCAACTGTTCTATATCCATTCCACTTGGCTGCCAAGGCAAATCCTCCGATCCCACTAAATAAGTCGAGGTGTGTCTTTTCATTCATACGCTTTGCATCTGGTATGCTTGATCAACCAAGTTCTTGACGCAATTAAAATATTCATTCTCCGCAGTTCCATAGCAATGTATCTCGCTGGTAAATCCGCCAGCCGATAGGGATAGCTTCCATCTCCATCCCTTCTCATCCCACTCCTTCTTCACCTGCATCGCCAGCTCATCCTTTGTTTTCATCGTCACCTCCTACCACCTCCTTGCACACCAGGCTCGCTGCATCGACCATCGTTATGATTTGGATCATATCTATGGCGTGGCCGTGGGACGCGCGATTCCTCTCAACTACAAGCTTATTGCGTGCAATTGCAAGCATATCGCGCGCCCACCTGAGGCGTTTCTTTGCCTCGACCTCCATCACACTCCAGACTTGGCTTTGAACTTGCGTGGCTTGCTCTTGCCTGCTGCTGACAGCGCAATGGCAATCATCTGCTCGCGTGAGCGAGGCTTACCGCCTGCTCCACGCTCGCTACCCTTCTTGCGGTTGTCCGCTGCTAGTTCGCTCATATTTTTCGATACGTTTTTACCTAGTGGCATATTCTGTTTTCCTTTCTTTTTATGGTTGTTCCGACTTGTGAAGATCGTAGTAAAAAGAATCTGTATCCTCCGTCACCCACTTGTCACTCTGATTCTCTACGCTGGGCAGTTCAGTATCAACTCGAAACTGCTTTAGATTGTCTGGCAACTTCTTGGTAACCCAATTCGAGTCGCGCCAGAAGATTCTGTTATTGGGCATGCACAGCAAGTACCCATCATCGCCAGCGAACACATGACCGCACTTGTAGTCGGATGGTTCGTCGCTGTAGGGATTATTAAACCAATCAACTGTGAATAGGTATGTACCCCATACCTTTGTCGCATCCCTAAGTAAGATCTGTGCGCGATGGTAGGCCAGGAAGCTGTACTCGGTTACGGCCACATTCTCGGAGAAGCAGTCCCAAAGCTGTTTGTAGTTAAATGGGATGTCTGCCTCTGGATGGTGCGTATATATCTCTGACAACGGCACGCGACTGCGAAGCATGCCAGAGTCAGTCATAACGTGGAAGGTTAGGATCGCTCCAGCGCAAGATTGCAAGGCGAACACATACACATTGTAGAATTCCTCCCTGTCCGCTTCGTCTTTGGTGAAGAATGATTTTCTTACCATTCCCTTGAAGGATGGGATGTTCTCGTTGAGCGTTGCCATTAGCGGAGCAAGTTAGATGTGTGTGTCATAGATTGTTTGTATCAAAATCTTTTGAAGTCAGCAATTGGAATCTCAACGCATGGCTCATTATCCCTGGGGTCACCGCTGTTCCTTGACATGTAGAATATGGGAAGCTTGCTGTCCTCCTTGATCTCGTAATACCCCATCGCATCCGCCCACTCGATCACATAGAACGTGGGCGCGAATGCAGCGTATAACTTTAGGGATATATACTTCTGGAGCGATAGGCATCGCGTTGGGAATCTGCAAATCTCATAGCTAGTTTTCCTAGCATCAACAAATGCGTACTTATATCCCTTTAGTAACATGGCATCAAATGGATATGCTTTTGGCATATACTTAACCTTACTGCCACAATGCTGGGCAAACGCTTCTATAATACGCTTCTCGTTGGCGATGTCCGCATCGCTCTCATGCATACCGCTCGAACCTCTCATCTCCAGTTAGGACCAGTATACCAAGCCACCAACACCCAGCGTGTTCCCCATATCGGCGCACGCGCACGATGTTCGATGTAAGACGGAAACCAGCACCCTGCTCCCTGCTCGCGGATAAACCTTGCGTTGTCTATGTCCGCCTTTACCTGCAAGCCTCCGCCCAGGTACTCATGTGGAGCGGATAGGTTGACCACCGCCGTAAGCTTGCGGTCACTTCCAGAGAATGTGTCGAAGTGCCACCAAAACTGCTGGAGCGGATTGTATCTCAGGATCTGGAACTGCTGCGCTCCAGTTATATCAAACCTCCAGTACTCGCTGTTAATCGATGCGGTGAGTTCTCCCATTATCGCGTACAGCCATTTGTAATGCTGCGACATCGGAACCCAGCAGGAGGAGCAGGTACGCGCAAATGAATTTCTAGTCTTTCCGTTCTTTTTCAACACAGTCGCGCGCTTCATGCCAATCACCTCGGCATCGTTTCGAATCATGTCGCATTGGCTTGGCGTTAGGACGTACCGATCCACGGATGCGGTAAGCGTCTTTTGAATGAACTTATTTTCCTCCATTTATAACCTCCTTTATGATGTCAACTATTTGTAAGACTATGTACGCGCTCAATGCCAGAAGTGAAATGAGTATTGAAGAGATCAATATAATCCAAGCCACAACCTTGAATACGTCCGAAATGAAATCAACAAATTGCATAGTTTTCCTCCATCATCCTTCGAAGGAGCGTCTTGTTGCCGATCCTAATCCCAGCAGCCCTGCACCACCACCCAATCGTTCCGTTCCTAAAATCCTTCAGCAGTCGTTTCACTTCTGCCGTGTTCCTGTACTCCCAGGCATCATTGATCATCTTGTCCTTCCAATCTGGCGCAAGCTTCATACCACACACAATCCCCCTCCTTCGTAGCATGCGAAGATCCTTAATCGCCTGGATGGCAACTTCGCCAGCAAGCTGTTGTAGTCTCTCGTCGTAATCGCCCTTAGTTAGCTGCGTGGAGATCATCGACGCTTCTTCTTGCGATTGGCTGCTACCCAATGTGCGTAAGTATTCCAAAGCATCGCAGCAGCCTGCGCCTCGCTCTTCGTTTCAAAGATATCCTGCAATGGTGGCAATCCTTCTGGTGGCCTTGCTCCATGCAGGCGAGGTCCGATCACATTGCCTGAGAGTGTGAATCCTCCATGCGCCAGCCTCCTCGACCACCTTGACGAAGGTCATCGACCAGCTTCTTTCAGCTTGGCATCGTCTTCTTGGATCTGGCCAGCTAACTTAACCAGATCGTTAGATTGTCCAGCGTAGTGGATAATGTAGGCATCCTTGTACCTATCCAATCCAAAATGCGACTCTACGCTAGTCATGCAGTTGTAGGCTGGGTCGAGCGGAGTCAGCTCCATGCCCCACAAGTGCGCTTGAATGTTCATCCAGGTTTGTTCGCCAAAATGATTGGGGTAACAACCAAACGGAGGGCATGAAAATAAACCAAGGAACTTATTGCTCGCTACGAATACGCCAGTATTGACGTAGAACCTGGGCGTGATCTTTCCGCCAAAACCTTTCGCAAGATCCACCATCCCTTGCTTCCTGTCCAGAAACTCCCCCTCGTCAAAGGCGCAGAAGAAGTGCTGACTACCCTCAGAGTCAGGACCACCAAGATCCTCGCAGTCGTTTGTCACTAGAACGTCAGCGTCTAGGAACATGACCTGCTCATAGCCCCTGGCGAGCATAATGTTTCCGATTGCCAGCTTCGAGTATTGAACTGGCTGCGTAACTGGCTTGTCAATTGCCATGAAGTCAATCGCGTACTTCTTTGCATACGCCTCCATCCTTGGCTGAGTGATGCTTAAAATCTTTTGCCAATCGTCTCCGAATGCTTGAGTGACTAATGCGCGTTTCATTTCTTAATGCCGTATTCCAAGGCTTTCTTTATCACATATTCAATCACAGCTTCCTTATCTTTCTTGAGAAGCCTCATTCCAGTCTTAAACAATTCTGCGCCTGTCTTCTTGTCGTAGTCCACATCCACGAGAACCATCTTTGGTGCTGGTCTTGATTTTCCAAATGTTATTGTTCCTATCTTCATTTCTTTTTGGCCTTTCTTTTCTTCCTTGGTTTTGCTTCCTTCCACACCTTGAAATCAGTATCCAGGTCCACAGATATAAGCATTAGCTTTTGGTACAGCTTCCAGCCCACTCCAAGTGGCAGCAGCGTGATGCTTACGAAGTCTCCTAAGTGATAGAATATTTTCGATAGGATTGTCATTTGCTGATTTCTACTGTCGCGTATTTAGGCAGTCGAGCCTTTTCGTAATCTTTTTTAGATTTAAAAAATAAGTCCAGAACAGGCAATTTGCTTGACCCACTAGCTTTCCTTTGAATGACCGCCGTGCCTGTATCCACAACAACCCACTCTTGTTTAGATCCAACTATATTGACCTTGCTCCAAGCTGGTATGACCCTGTGGTCGGTCGCGCAATGCCGTCCAGCCTTGAGGCGCACACCCTCGCTACTTTGCAGTTTGCTGGTGTAATAGTCTTCACCTGGCCAGTATCCAGTAACGCGCACCTTGATCTTTTTCTTGGGTGGTTGCACATCGACCATGACATTGGATGCCATAGACGTTGATAAAATAAAAATGGCCAATATGGCCAATGTTCTCATTTGCCAGCGTCAAAATCTTCTGTTGCCTGAATGGACAAAAGATCATCAGCTTTTTCCAATAATTCCTTGCTTGGATTCTTGATGTCCTCAGTAGCAGTTGAGATTTCAATCTTTGACATAATCACATTGTTGACCACCTCGGCAAAGTAATGTTCTCTATAGCCAACTGGACCAATATCCTCTTTGATAGTATCAATCTCTGCGTTGCCATACGCAGTATACTTTTCTCCATTAAACTCAAAATCAACACTTACATCTTCCATGATCATAATCTTGTTACCTCTTTCTTTATTTGTGCCAACGTGAACAAGCATCTTACCAGAGCGCGCTCCAAGTGGTCAACGCTTGTTTCTCCGTTGTTATCAGGGCAAGGCATTGACTTGTGGAGCTGCATCTGTGCCGTGGCTAGGTGACGAACAGCCCTAGCGATATGGTAATCGTGGGTAGGCCGATCCTTCTCCAGCCAATCACCATAACCAGACTTGTCCGATCCTTTACCCATAACGCGCCACACGATTTCCTGCGCAGCGTTTCCCATCTCTTGGATTGTTGGTGCAGTCATTTTGCAAGCCTCCTATAGAATTGGTCCAATAACGACTCTAGCCATAAGACATCTGCTGGGTCGATCATAATTTCATCCCAGGAGGCGTATAACCTTTTACCCAAGCCCAAACCTTAAGGAGGGCATTGAATGCAATACCGGATTGGTAAAGCTCGTCATCTTCCCACACCCTTGTCATCAGCTTGCTTGAATCATTTGAAGCAAGCACGATGGATACGCACGCTGCCTTGGGATTCTCGCTCGCGGTCCTATAGGCCCACAACTGCGGACAGTCGGAGGTTTCATAGAACGGATCATATTTGTGATTTACTTTGCGGTTTTTAAGATCGATGATCGCGTCACCAATTCCTTTCAACTTCACATATGCGTCACAACGACCAGCGTACCCTGCGCCAACAAGAGCCTTCTCGCACCAGTAGGTCTTCTCTACGTTTTCGTCCGCCCACTTCTTGAAGGTCGCGATGTAGGGCTGGAGATCTTCATCTTTGCACACAGCGCGTCCCATGAGGATATTCTCGGCCTGTTCGTGCATTCGCGTGCCATGCTCAGCTGCTTTCGATGTTGACTCTTTA